AGCCCAGTCTTTATGTGAGGAACAATTACTAACGACAGACCATTTCCCAAGAGCCGTTGCATTAAACGAGGGAAGATTCCAACCTTCTCCATTTGAAAGTCCAGAAAGGTCAATATCGATTGAATTCATAAAATCATTGACTTCTGAATTTGTTTTTAAATGTGGTAAAAAATTTACATTTGACCAATGTTGCCCATTAAGAGAGGTTTGAATGGCTTGGTTCATTTGTTTTTCATTTAGAAAGGGGTTACCTACAAGGCAAGATAATTGATATTTGGGGTTGTCTCCAAATTTTTTCGTCCACAATTGGATTATGGCTTGGGTGTTCTTTCTTCTTTCAAATTTACCCACTAAACCAAAGTGGATGGTATCTTTTAGGTATTCTTTTTCAGTTTCTTGGAAATCTTTATCAAAACCAAGAGGGACATGGCTAACATTATCGCAACCTTTTTCTTTAAAGGCTTTTGTTGCTTCGGAGGATGAGAAAAATACATGTTTTTGAAGTTTAACTATATTTACTTCTTCTGTAGTCGGAGAATCAAGTTCGTAAAAAGTATAAAGAAATTGATTTGGTAAAACCTTTTCTGAACCATTAATGTGCCAAACCTTTAGAGATGGCGTCTCTTGATCTAGTTTTTTTAATCTTGTTGATGCTATATTACTAACCCACTGTTGGAATTCTTTAGAAATTTTATCATAAGCGCTAAAATCACCATTGTTTCCTATCGGGAAAAAGGAAATATCTATGTCCTTTTCTTTTAACTCTCTTAAAAAATTTACTGTTACATTTCCTAAACTTAGAGAGTTTATTGGTCCTTCAAAATTTAATCTTTTCATTATCTATTTTTTGACTTATTTCTAGTATAGCTTTGTCATGTATATTTATGCAACCCTGTGCAGACAGGTTTAATATATTTGCAATATCCTTCCAAGGCTTCAATTTACCTCTTTTCCCGCAAAAATACCTCTCATTAAAAATAATTTTTAATCGGGAGTCTTTATGTTTTTCTATTATATTTATTATTCTAGAAAAAGAGTCACTTAGATTACAGGACTCATCAGGAGTGTGGGATTTATCTTTTTGACAGAATTCAATTTCATCAAAGTTAGAGGATATTCTATTATTTTTGTTTTTCGTTTTTTGAGTTAGACACATATATTTGGTTTTATTAGCCAAATGTGTGGAAAACTTAGCTCTACTCTCGTCATATTCTAATGCGGCTTTATAAATAACATAGTCTTTATCTCCTAGAATATCGTGAACTTGAGTTTTAGTCAAGCAATTAGATCCAAATTTCTTGAGCATATCAACATAAATGCCAGAATGACGAGAAATCAACTCATTTAAAGCATTTTCATTATTATCTTCTCTAATCAGGGCTGTTAGATCAGAGTCTGTGAGATTATTTACCACTTTTTTCTTACTATACGAAAAAACAAGAAAAAATCAAGTAAAATATTTAGAAATTTTATTCTTGACAAGTGGAAACTTCTGCCTAATATAAAAATATATCGTATGGGAAACGCTCGTATGGGATACGTATTTAAATAATATTCCATACGTATCCTATACGTTCATATTAATTTAAATGAGCTTTGCTCTTTTTCTTAAAAATAGAGTTGACTCAGTTCTGACGAGGCGATATTCTGTGTAAAATTACAAGATGATCTTTGACGAACAAATTTCCAGAAAGCCTGACCATTATTCATGGGCAGGAGAATTTATAGAGGCAATGCATAACGGGTTTTGGACTGATAAAGAATTCAGTTTTGCTTCAGATATTCAAGATTTTAACGTGGTTCTAGACGACCAAGAAAGGGAGATTATTATCAGAACCCTTTCTGCAATCGGGCAAATTGAGGTCGCTGTTAAGAAATTCTGGAGTAAATTGGGGGACAATCTTCCTCATCCTTCTTTGAGTGATTTGGGGTTTGTAATGGCTAATGTTGAAGTTATTCACAATAATGCTTATGAGAGACTTCTTGAGGTGCTCGGACTAGAAGAGGTTTTTGAAGAAAATCTTAAACTAGACTTTATACAGGGTAGGGTGAACTATTTGAGGAAATATACCCATAAGTTTTATAAGAATAGCAAAAAACAATATGTTTATGCTTTGATTCTTTTTACCCTTTTTGTTGAAAACGTCTCATTATTTTCTCAGTTCTATGTGATCAATTGGTTCGCTCGTAACAAAAATGTTCTCAAGGACACTGATCAGCAAGTGAAATATACTAGGAACGAAGAGAATATTCACGCTCTTGTAGGTATGAAACTTATTAATACCATTCGGGAAGAACACCCAGAGTTTTTTGACGAAGAGCTTGAGGAAAAAATAGCTCAAGAAGCAATATGCGCTTTTGAAGCTGAAAGTCAGATTGTTGATTGGATGATTAACGGAATTCGTCAAAAAGGATTGAATGCTATTGTATTGAAAGAGTTCATTAAAAATAGAATCAATGAGTCCATGCAACAAATCGGTTTTAAGCAACCTTTTGAAGTTGACAAAAATCTGCTAAAAGATACAATCTGGTTTGAAGAGGAGTTACTTGGCAACAACGCCACTGACTTCTTCTATTCTCGACCTGTAGAATACTCAAAAAATTCTCAGACTTATAATGCAGACGACTTGTTCTAAATGACTGAATATTATTGGCTAAACGAAGATTCAAGGATTTTCCTTGAAAGGGGCTATTTAAAAGGAGAAACACCAGAAGAAAGAATTGAAGATATAGCTAATGCAGCCCAAGGATATTTGGGTATTGAGGGGTTTTCTGAGAAATTCATTTCTTATATGAAGCAGGGTTTTTATTCCCTTGCTTCTCCTGTTTGGTCAAATTTCGGAAGAAAGAGAGGTCTCCCTATTTCCTGCAATGGAGTATACGTTCCTGATAGAATGGATGGGATTTTATCTAAGCAAAGTGAAGTTGGAATGCAGACTAAACACGGTTCTGGGACTTCAGCTTATTTCGGAGAACTTCGTGGTAGGGGAGCTAAAATTAATTCAGGTGGAGAGTCTTCTGGAGCAGTGCATTTTATGGAACTTTTTGATAAGGTAGCAGCTGTAGTTTCTCAAGGTAATGTGCGTAGAGGTTCTTTTGCTGCTTATTTGCCTATCGATCATCCTGATATTAAAGAATTTTTGCGGATAAGGAGTGAGGGTAATGCAATTCAAGAGATGTCTTTTGGAGTTACTGTTGGAGATGATTGGATGAAATCGATGATTGATGGAGATTCAGATAAACGTCAGATCTGGGCTTCAGTAATTAAAAAAAGGTTTGAAACGGGATATCCATATTTATTTTTCAAGGATACTGCCAATAATCAAGCTCCAGACTGTTATAAGGATAAGGCAATGGAAATATTTGCTTCTAATCTTTGTAATGAGATAAGTCTTCCCTCAAAAGAAGATGAATCTTTCGTTTGTTGTTTGTCTTCCCTTAATCTAGTTCAGTGGGATGAAATCATTAAAACTGACGCTATTGAGGTTTTAACGATGTTTCTTGATGCGGTGATGGAAGAGTATATTATTAAAACCAAAGATATTCCATTTATGAAATCTTCTCATAATTTTGCTAAGCGGCACAGAGCCTTAGGGATGGGAGTCCTTGGCTGGCACTCTTACCTACAGAGTAAAAGTATTAGTTTTGAGAGTATGGAGGCTAAACTGGCTAATAGTTCTATATTCAAACAGATTAGAAAATGTAGCGACAAGGCAACAGAGAATCTTTTCTCTATTCTAGGTGGTCCTTTATATGCCAAAGATTATAAGCGTAGAAATACAACTACTTTAGCCATAGCTCCGACAACCAGTAGTTCTTTTATTTTGGGTCAAGTATCTCCTTCTATTGAACCTTTGAATTCAAATTACTTTGTTAAGAATTTGGCTAAAGGGAAGTTTACTTATAAGAACCCTTACTTAAAAAATGTATTAAAAGAGTATGGGCAAGATAATGAGGAAGTCTGGTTGAGTATTCTTAAAACAGGTGGATCTGTTCAAAATTTGAGCTTTATGTCTGATGATGATAAGGATGTATTTAAGACATTTGAAGAGATTTCTCAGAAAGAGGTTGTTATTCAAGCAGCCCAGAGGCAGAAATATTTAGATCAAGGTCAATCTTTAAATTTGATGGTACCCCCAAATACTCCTGCTAGAGAAGTTAATAAACTTATAATTTACGCTTGGCAAAACGGAGTAAAGGGGTTGTATTATCAAAGGAGCGCTAATCCGAGTCAAGAACTTTCAAGATCTTTGATGGAATGTAAATCTTGCGAGGGGTAAATTCCATTATATTTTTTTTAGTGTAGATAGTCATTACTATGACTATTACAGAACCTACAATTGAGAAGGAAGACATTGAAAATGTTGAATTAGAATATGATGAAACTTTAGCTTACATCTTGGGTAAAATCAGCGAACATATTTCCTAAGATTAGTTGATTTTAGTTAATTTCCTCAATACAATAAGGGAGGTCAAGGATTCTCCTCCTTGAGGTCATAGTAACCTCTGGGTCTTAGTTTCCATAAGGCTCAGAGGTTTATGAAAAAACTACCCTTAAATTTGATTTTGTTTAGTACTACCATGGGTCATGGTGGCAATCATACTTATTGTGATGTTATTGAAGATCTATTTGAAAAAGTAGATCCTAATCTTTTTTCAAACAAGGTTTTACATTTAAAGACTAGAGACGAAGAGGAGTCAGTCGCAGATAAAATAAAATCTTTTTGTTGCGTCTACGGCATACGAGTTATAGAGACTAAAGAGAGTATCGTCCATCACAGTGAGAATCACTTATCCCACTCTGCGGGATACTTTAAAGACATTTATAAGGCTTATTCAGACAAGGAGATAAGAAAAGAAAAATATTCTTTGTGGTTAGAAGATGATTGGTTGATAAATTCAAAAATTTGTATAAATAAAGCTATTGAAGAATGTGTAGATTTTTTGGATAATAATCCTGATCAACTTTGTGTCAGATTTAATAAGGGTGAAGAATATGCCCCCCCAGATGGAAACTATCTTAAGGAGACTGGCGATATTTTAACTCAAGCTATAAATTATACTCAATACGGGCCTACTTTTACATTCCAACCGAATATTAGTAGGACTAGTGAAATTTTCCTTGCTTGGAAGGCTGCTCAACAATATCTAGATAAACTTGGATCTTATCATTGTGAGTTGATGTCAGGTGATCTTTTAAAGCCAATGAGTAACAGTAATACTCCATTTTCTTTTTTTAATCCTGAAAAACTTTACTCAGAACATATAGGATGAATAAACTCTGGTTAATAGGTATAACCACGGAAGGTCACAAACAAGACCTTGAAGAATTAATTGATCCAATCAAAGATCATTTTGACGGACTCATCTGGACATTTCATTATCCAAAGGATGATGGTGCGGATTACTTAGAGAGCGTGAAGGGGCAAGGTGAGATTATTTATACTAAATGGTGTAATAGGTTAGACTTTAGTAGGAATCATTCGCTGTTTCAGAGCCGAATAGAAGTTGGAGACTGGTTTCTGACTATAGACACTCTTGAGAGGCTTTCTCCTGACTTTACATCTAAATTAAGTAGTATATGTAACTACTTAGATTACTCTGGTGTAGATGGAGTCTACCTACATAATAAAAGGTTGTTATTTAAGTTCAATGAAAACACATCTTTTGTAAACAACCCTCACGAAGGAATAACGGGAGTTACAAAATCTATAGAATTATCTAAGCAGCCTTTCTGGGAAGAGCGTTTCCAAAAAAACGTTAGAGCAGAGAAGAGGCAAGATCCACTATATTATATAAATCATAATTTTAAATATTATTTCTTTCCAAATACTAATCATCTTCTACTCGGATTTGAAAATGATAGAGAACTTGTTAATAAAAGATATCAAAATAGAGACAAGCTAATTAAATTAATTAAAAAAGAAGGATTGAACCCTTTTTGTTTATCTTCTGTTGAAGAGTGTTTTAGATATAGACTAAACGAAGAGATTAAAGGATGTATTAATTTTGATAAATTTCTAAATGATTGGTACAGATATAAGATTCTAGAAGAAAAAGAGGGTTTTGTAGATAAACACGATTTTTCTGTATTTAAACCTATTTTCAAATGATTTCCCTATATACTACATTATTTAATGTTTCCAGATTAAACGTCGATTTTGACGATGTGTTTTCTAATTGGTTATATTATTGTGATGAAATTGTTATTTCAACTTTCACAAAAGAGGCTGCAGAAGTTAAAAGAGAAATATCAAAAAGTAAATTTTACAATCCTAAAAAAATAGGAGTTGTATCAAGTCACCTTGAAATCCAAACTGATTTATATTGGGATGGCAAACTCAAAGATGCAGCATTAAAAAATTGCAGACACGATATAGCATTGCAAATTGATTTAGACGAAAGAATTTCTGGAAAACCTATTCTTTTCCATTATTTATGTAATCATATTTTATCTCACAGTTCTCCTTGCAGCGTTATGCTTCCTACTATTGATCTTTACGAAGATTTAGATCATTATATTAATATAGGATATAAGTGGTACTTACATAGAAAAAAGGGAACTCATAGAGGTTCTGTCCATTGGGCAAAAAAAGAAGATGGCAGTTTTGATCCAGAGAAAAGCGACACATGCGAACTAATAGATGAAAATGGAAATTTAATTCCATGTATTGGTAAGGTTCCTTTGGGAGATAAAGATGATCCTAAAATAATTCATTTAGGCTATTTAGATCTTGAAAAGAGGAATAAATTAAATAAAGAGTTTTGGGCAGAAATATGGGATTTTAGGAAAACTGGAATAAGAAAAAATGATTTTCAAGCTCCAGATATAGAATCTGGTGATCCCAGAAAACAGCCTCACAATTTACCACAACCCCTTTGGCCAACTTTATGAAAAAATACGGAATTATTTTTTGTGCATACAACACAGAGGACTACGTTTTAAAATCTATTGAGCCATTTTTAAAACGCGATAACCATATTGTATCTGCTGTGTCTGTGCCGTTTAAAGAATATAAAGGTATAGACTGTCTCCACGATCACACTACAGATCTTCTCAGAGAATTAGTTGAACAAAGAAAACTAAAATATTTAGTGGACGCACCTCAGTATGTTTCAGAAGCAGAAGCCAGAAACAATGCTTTGTTATATTTAAAGAAATATGATTTAGATTATATATGGTTGGTTGACTCTGACGAATTATATACAGAAGAACACATTCAAAAAATTGAAGAATATGTAGAATCAAGTAATAAAAATTTATTTAAAATATCGCTAAAGAACCATGTCTTTGATTTAGATCATTATTTAGAAGAACCTTTCTGCCCCCCTAGAATTTTCAAAACAAATATAAACAACGCCATCAAGATGGCTGGATTCTATTGGGATAATGATATGTGTTATGAATATAATGGGCAAATGATAAGCTATGAAAACATGGAGCTAGAAGTTATACCAAAAGAAGTCGCATATATACCTCACTATACTTGGCTTAATGATAGAATAGGGAAAAGAAAAGTAGAATATCAACATAAACATTTTGGTCACTGTGGATATAGATGGAATGAAGATGCCGAAACACTTGAATTTGACGAAGATTTTCATAGAATAAATAATATTCCAATACCGAAGGTGAAAAAAATATGAAAGCTGTATCTACAGAGTGTCGATTAATAATGGATACTCAAAATATGAATAAATACAACTTTTTAAAGAAGTTGATTATTCCACAATCATTAGGATCTCTCCAAAAGAAAAGGTATGGAGGTGATGAGGACGGTAGCTATGTTTTTGTAAAAGAATTATTGGAGTCTTCAGAATATATTTATTCTTATGGAATAGGTTCAGATGTTTCTTTTGATACTCATTGCGCGGATATGGGTAAGCAGTTATATATGTATGATGCGTCTATAAATAAATTGCCCTCATTCCATAAAAATTTTAATTTCAAAAAAGAGTTTCTTTTGTCTGGTTTGATCCGAGATCACGTTCGTGAAAATGGGCATCTTGAAGAAAATCAAATGGTTTTGAAAATGGATATTGAGGGTCATGAATATGATGTCATTAACAATGATATTGATTTTATACAAAATCATTTTAATCAAATCTCGATGGAAATTCATTATTTAATAGAGGAGATCCCTCAAGGATGGGAGGTAGATGATTTATGTAAGAAAATAAAGCCTGACAAAAATATAAAGTCAGAGTTTTTTAAAAACTTAACAAAGTATTATAATATAATTCATATACATGGAAACAATCATTCTTTCAGATTTTTGGATTTTCCTGACTCTTTAGAAATTACTTTTTTAAGAAAGGATTATCCAACAGTGGGTTTGCATGAAACTTGTTTTCCTATTGACGGATTAGACTTTCCTAATTATGATCAGATAGAAGATTACAAATTGGATTGGTGGATTTAATATGAAAAAAATAATTATCACAGGTGTTACAGGTCAAGATGGTAGCTTCATGGCAGACTACCTTTTGAAAAATACGCAACACACTATTATTGCGGGAGTTCGCCGCCTTAGCGTTAAAAACCATAAAAATATTTCTCATCTAAAGGATAATCCTAGATTTAAATTAATTGACCTCGACGTTGCAGATCAAGCTAATACAGAGCTTGTTATATCAGAAGAGAAGCCAGATTATTTTATCAATTTTGCCGCTAATTCCTTTGTGGGAGTTAGTTGGAAGATGCCAGTAAATCACATTGAAACTAATGCTATGGCTGTTTTATACCAGCTTGAAGCAATCCGAAAATACTGCCCTAATTGTAGATACTACAATGCTGGCTCTTCAGAGGAGTTCGGGGACGTTTTGTATTCTCCTCAGTCAGAACTTCACCCTTTGCGTCCAAGAAGTCCTTACGGGGTTTCTAAAGCTAGTGCTAGGCACATGGTAAAAGTTTGGAGAGACTCTTATGATTTATTTGCTGTGCAGGGTTGGTTATTTAACCATGAAGGTACTCGTCGTGGAGAAGAGTTTGTTACTCGTAAGATCACTAAGAATGTGGCCCGTATCAAAAACGAGTATATTTTAAATGATTTTAAACCTCTTGAGTTGGGTAATATTGATGCTAAAAGGGATTGGAGTGATGCGGAAGACTTTGTAGAAGGTGTTTGGTTAATGTTGAACCAAGAAGAGCCTAGAGAATACGTTCTTTCTTCAAATGAGACTCATACTATTAGGGAATTTGTAGAACAGGCATTTAACTTTGCTGGGTTTGCTGTAGAACAGTGTAAATGGGTTGGTAAGGGCGTAGATGAAAAATATGTGCATGAAGGTAGGACTTTGATGCAGATTAATCCAGAATTCTATAGACCTGCTGAAGTAGAGGTGCTTTGGGGAGACTCTTCGGAGGCTAGGAGAAACTTAGGTTGGAAGCCTAAAACAGATTTTATCGGTCTTGTAAGAAAAATGGTTGACAAAGATCTTGAGCTTAGTATGGTTTAGTCCATGCCTAGAGGAAAAAAGACTTGCCCTTCATGTAGTGCTTTCGTTGGAGCTAGGGCGAGCTGCTGTGTATGTGGCCACGTATTTAAGGCCAAAAAGAAGAAGACTCCCAAGCTTTTTTTTAAAGATCGTAGAGATTTTGTTAAAAGAATGTTGGGAGGTTCTAAAGCTACGGATTGGCGTATGGAAATGCATACGGCTACTATAGTCTTTAATCTTTTTGATAACGATCTAGATTTTTTAGAGAAGGTAAAACCTCCATTTGTATTAAAAAATACAATAAAATACTTTTTAACTAAAGATGGTAAACAGTATTTAATGAAGAAACACAAGGAGTTTTACTATAAGCCCCCAGATAAGGATAAATTTATTGACACGAACGAGAAAGCGGGAGAAGATATCTTAGAGACGAAGAAGAAAACCTTAAAAGATTTTTTAAATGAGTAAGAAAAAAAACAAAAACTTGAATAGTTCTAAAGAATATACAGAAGCATATTTTAAGTCAAACCAAGAATATCACCTTAATTTTGAAGAAGCTGCTGAGCAATATGTCGTATCTAGTGGTTCTATGATTCTTGATAAGGTTTTGGGCGGGGGTTTTGGTTCAGGCTTACATAGATTTATCGGAGCTAACGAGGGAGGGAAAACAAATGAAGCATTACATGTAATGCACAATATGATGAGAGATGTCAAAAACTCAAAAGGATTATTTGTCATGGCAGAGGGTCGTCTCAGTGAAGACATAAGAAATCGGGCTGGTATTAAATTTGTTAATAACCCAGAGGATTGGGTAACTGGAACTTGCTTAGTTTGGGAGTGTAATATTACAGATACTGTGGTAGACTTTCTTAGGGGGTTGTTGAAAAATAATCATGATCAAGAAAAGTTTTGTATCATAATCGACAGTATGGATGGTCTGATAAGCAAAGAAGATCTAGAAAAAAGTTCTTCTGACGCGAGAAAGGTGGCGGGAGGAGCGTTGATGTGTTCTGATTTTTTAAGACGAGTTAGTTTGGGAATGAGTAAATTTGGACATATGTGTATCATGATTTCTCAAGTTCGTAGCTCAATTAATGTTAGCCAATACGCTAAAGCAGATCCAAACAACCAAACAAACAGTAGTGGGGGTAATGCTATTCTGCATTATCCAGATTGGATTCTTCAATTTTTGAAGCAAAATAAGTCAGACAAGATTTTAGAAAAACCGAATGAGCAGATCACTCCAGATAATAAAATTTATGGGCATCTCGCGAAGGTGGCTATTTTAAAATCAACAAATGAATCTACAGGACAAGTAGTTAGTTACCCGATTAAACATGGACGAATGAACGGCAAATCTATTTGGATAGAAAGAGAGATTGTTGAGATGTTACTTATGTGGGGGTATTTAGAAAAAGCTGGAGCTTGGATAAAACTTGATGAAGAATTAAAGGGATACCTTACTAGCAAAAAAATAGATTTTAAAGATTCTTATCAAGGTAGTCGTGCGTTCTATGAGTTTTTAGAGAATGATGAGAAGGTGACAGCTTTGCTAGCGGATTTTGTCAGAGATAATATCTTAAATAAGAAATTGGTATGACTTTTTTATGTGCTAACGGTAGAGAGAAGAAGATTAAAAATATAACCAAGTATTTAATCGACTGGGACGCAAAGTGTAGAAGTGGTATACAGAAAGATGTAAAAACGAATATTAAGCCGTATTGGTTCGCAGATGTTGTTTTTGAAGAGTTTCCTGTCGCAGGGACCAGAATGACTCTAGACTTTTTTAATGCGACTCAAAATATAGCAATTGAAGTTGATGGGAACCAACATTACAAGTATAACAAATTTTTTCACTCTAATTCTAGACAGAACTTTCTCAGTCAACTAAAAAGGGATGAGAAGAAGGAGTATTTCTGTGAAATCAATAACATAAAATTAATTAGAGTTCTGGAATCAGAGGTTATGGATTCAGAGACTTATCCAAGTAATTTAATAAAACTTTTAAAATGAACTATCTTGAAGACGAAGAGGTCGCAGGAAATATTCCACAATCCTTACTAGATAAAATTTATGACTCAACAGGCTCTATTAATGGAGGTA